GAACATTGTCAAACTTTCCTGCAGCTTCAGCAGTGTCCAATGTACTTTTCAGTGCCAATGCCAATTTAGCCGTAGCTTCACCTTCAAGGCGTGCGACAGCATCACTCAGAGTTTTGAATTTTGCTTGCAAAGCAGCAAGCACGGCAGTTTCTGGACTTTCAGCCGTTACACCTTCTAATGAGAAGGTAGCAATTAATAATGCTAGATTCATTTTGTTGGGATTTGAGTTATTATTTGAGTTTTTATCTAATACAGCCGCATATCGGGCATAAAGAGTCTCCATATCGGTACTTTCAAGTATTTGCTTGTCAAGTTCTTTTATTGACTTAGCCACTGAAGGTATTTTCTTTGATGCAAAACCAAATTGCACCATTTCGTCAGCATTAAGCCAGTGATCCTTTCCGTCGAACCATAGTTTTTTTACTTCGTCTTCTTTTTTTCCGGTGCGTTCAGCCACTATCTTGATAAAATTGGCTTCCATATCATCAAGCAACTTCGCTTCATTTCTATGGTCATCAGCATCACCACCACCGCCCGACATAGGTCGGTGAACCATACCCAAAGCATTACTGGCAATCTGTACATTTTCCTTTGGTACTGAAGGTAAAAAGAAACAACCCATTGAAGCAGCCAAACCGTCAATAATGACATTGATTTTCATGCTCGAACGAGTCACCGCATTACCCATTACATTCCCTTCGAATACTGAGCCACCAAAGCAGTGCATACGAATAGTCAACTCAGTGAAACCTTTCGACTCTAAGTCCTCAATAAAGGCTGTAAACACGTCACCATTCGTAAACCAGTTACCTATATTTCCATAAAGCCGAGTTTCGGCATGAGTGGCTGTAATTTTCCTGTAATTCATTGAATTTTGCTTTAAAACCTTGCAAACTTACACCACAAATTTACCACGTCAAACACTAGCATTTAAGCCGTTTTAGATTAGTTTAAAGTAGCTTTAAAGAATAGTTAAGCGACTTCACTTAACATAAATACTGCACTAACTTTCAAATGTAATTTTGTCAATATTTAATAAAATGATATGGCTAAGAAAGTCGAAACAAAAGCAAAAAAAGAAGCGAGTCCTGCTGAAATCAAATATGCAGAATCGCTATTTGTTGAAAAAGGAGTGAGTCCACAAGCCATTGCGTTGGAACTTGACAGGAATATCAAAACTATCTATGCATGGCGCGATAAGCATAATTGGCAAGACACGAAAGAGTTGTTTGAATCCGGGCCGATGGAACTCAAAAAAATACTGTTGAAAGAAGCCGTCAGAATTGTCAAAGGCGAAGTTTCAATTGATGGTGATGGCAAACCAAAACCCGGCATTGATGCCGATTCATTGAGTAAGGTTATGAAAGCTTATGACTACATGAATAAGAAGCTTTCAGTTGAAGTATTCCGGGATGCTTTTGTTGAGTTCGATAACTACATGACTACCATAGACCCAAAATTAGCCTATGAGTTCACAAAGTATCACAAAATGTTTTTGCAAGATAAAATTAGCCAACAAGCCTAATGTCAATAATTAAGTACAGCAAAATATTAGCCGACTACGATAAGCATTGTATTCGTATTGGTCAGGCTACATCTATCAACCTGAACGAAAGTCATGTTGATAAGATTGACCGTATCGCTAAACTTGAAAAAGACTACATACGTTGGTTTGAGTACTATTTTCCAAACTACGCTAAGAAAAAATCAGCTGCATTTCACCGCAAACTGGCTAATGCTATTATCAGCAACAAAAAAGTAAAAGCATTGATGGAGGCTTACCGTTCATCCGGTAAGTCAGTACACATCGACCTTGGTATTCCATTGTTCTTATACCTAGCAAAGAATGACCTTCACTTTATGTTGTTGGTTGGCGAAAACGACAAGAAAGCAAAAGCATTACTTTCAGGCATTCAGGCACAACTGCAATATAATCACCGGTTAAAAAACGACTACGGTAACAAATTTCAACAGGGTGATTGGTCAGATGGTGACTTTATGACATCGGATGGCGTTCGCTTTATGGCAATAGGTTTTGGAGTTTCCCCACGTGGAGCTCGCGAAGGTGCCGAACGCCCGGACTACATTGCAGTTGATGACGTTGATAACAAAAAACACGTAAAAAACAACGAATTGATGTCCGAGGCAGTTGACTATATCAACGAAGACATTATGGGTTGTTTCGATTCGGACGACGATGCAACGGAGCGTTTTGTTTATGCCAACAATAACTTCCACAAAAATTCTATAACCAACCGCATGGTTGAATTCTTTAAACTAAAAATAAAGGAAGCAAAGGCAATCGGGGAAAGAACTGAATACTTTCATTTACGCGTAGATGCCGTAAAAGACCTTAACACCTTTGAACCAACATGGCCTGAGAAAACATCGGCAGAATATTGGAAAAAGAAATACCATTCAATGCCGTATCGCTCGTTCATGCGCGAGTACATGAACACGCATATTGCCGAAGGTAAGATTTTTAAAGCCACATGGATTCAGTATAAAAAGATGCTTGCATATAGTAAGTATGATGCTATTGTGGCTTATGGTGACCTTTCGTGGAAGGATGAGGCCTGTCATAAATCCATTGTCTTTTTGGGTAAAACAGGGCGCGAGTTCCATATTCTACACATATTCTTTCGGCAAACTTCACGCGCTGATGTAGCAGCATGGTTGTACGACATATTCGAAGACAAGAACCTGAACGGCGAAGCAATCAACTACATGTTCGAGGGGCTTTTTGCCATGTCTGAATTCTCAAACGACTTCGATGAGGAAGGTGAAAACAGAGGTTATTATATACCTATTGTGGCATCAATGCATACCAAAGGTAACAAAGAAGAGCGAATTGAAAGCCTATCAGGTTATTTTCAACGCATGCAATTCTTTTGGAATATTGCCGAAAAAGACAATGCCGATTCTGCTTTAGCTGTCGAAACATATTTAGCATTCGAGAAAGGTGCAAAAATACCACTCGATTTTCTTGATGCACTACAAGGAGCTACAACCGAGGTTAATCAACTTGCATTCGTTGAAAAATTTGATATAAAAACAACACCACGTTCAACATTTCATAAAAATAGATACTAAATGAAACAATTAAATCCTTTCTACTGGCTTGGAGTATTCTGGGCTCGCTTCAATTACAAACGTAATTTTCGCACATTTCGCAAAGAGTGTCAACGTGCCGAAACTCTCAGTGCTGACAATAACGGTAGACGATTCCGTGTATTCAAGTCAAAAGACGGTAGCTATAATGCATTGTCTGGAGAAAACATCACATTCTTACGCAACCGTCGAGTTATACGATCTAATTCAGATATGGGCTTACTATCTAAAAGCTGTCTGTACGATACTCAAACGCACACCAACCTACACCCGGTCTACTTGAATATTGACTTGAAATTGAAGTATAACAGTAAAGAAGTAAAGGAGGGCAAGTAATGGCAAGATTCTTACAGGCAAATGACTATGCCATGCAAGTCAAGTCTGAAATAATAAAAATACTCACGTCTAACGATGCCGAATGGTTTAACTCAGCGGCATTAATTAGAGCGGAAAATACAGCCATATCACAAATCAAAAACCGCATTGGAAAAAGGTATGACTGTACACAAGTATTTGCACCTGCGGAAACTACAGACGAACGTGACCAGTGGATTGTAACAATTACTATCGACTTAGCTCTCTATCACCTGTACAGTAAAACAGGCTCAAAGGATGTTCCGCAACACCGTCAAGACCGCTATCAGGATGCAATTGATTGGCTAAAAGATGTTGGTAACGGTGATACAACAGCTGATTTACCGCAAATAATAGATGCAAATACTGGCGAGGCATTCAGCGAATTTCGCTTATCAAGTCGAACACCAGAGAACCAAAAATGGTAACAACAGAACTTTAAAGACACTTTAAAATGGCAAAGAACTCAAGCTCACCGGTAGCAACACCTTCTACAGATTTAATCATAAAAATCATTCAGGAAGTAAAAGACCGCTCCCGGAAGAAAATCAAAACATGGCGCGATGCCATGCAAGCAGCCGAAGACAAAGACGACCCACGTTGGTACTTACTTCAGGACTTATTTAGCGACCTTCTATCAGATGGCCACTTAGGTGCTGTTATGGAATTACGTTCAGCTGCAACACTCAATCACCCATTCTATGTTACCGATTTGAATGGTGAGAAACTGGAAGAACAAACCAATTTATTGCAAAAGAAATGGTTCTACGATTATGTTGACAACTGCCTTGATGCCATTTTCTTTAAGTGTACTGTCATGCAATTTGGCAGAGATGGAGACAATGTGATTTTTGACATGATACCGCGCAGACATTTGTCGCCACGTCTGAAAAGAGTCTACATTGAAGCTACCGGCGACAAGTACATCGACTATTCAGCAGAACAAAACATTATTGAAGTACTGCATAAATCTGAATTTGGAATTATGAACGACATCGTTCCAAACCTTATTTGGAAAAAGAATCTGCTTCAGTCAAATGCTGAGTTTTCTGAACGCTTTGGAATGCCGTTGATAACTGCGCTCACATCTAATAAAGCAGATGTACCTCGCATTGAAAAGGCTTTACAGACATTGGGCGAAGCCGGTACTGGTGTACTTCCAAAAGGTTCTGAAATTCAGGTACACGCACTGGCCAATGCCGGAAACCCCGAAAAGGTATATCTTGACCCTGTAAAAGCACATGACCATCAGGTTTCCAAACGCTTTATTGGCTCTACTACAATGGTAGATGAGGGTGCAAATCGTGCGCAAACGCAAGTACATGCCGAAACATTAGATGATAAATTGGCTCGAAAAGACCGCCGACTAATTGAATTTACAACAACTGATCAATTATTTGTAGTACTTCAAAATCTAGGATTACCATTTGACAATACAAAAATGAAGTTTGTATTCGATGAAAATGAATCTTTATCATTAGAGAGTGAATGGAAAATAATCAATGAAGCACTAAACTATTTTGATTTAGATACAAAAGAAATTGAAAAGAAATTCAATTTCAAAATTATTGGTACAAAACAAGCAGCTTCAGGAGGACTTGCAGCAAATTTCAAGTAAGGAAACAACCAGGGGCAATGGTTGTTTCCCGCGCCCTTTATGAATACTCATGCCCTGATTGCGGTGGAACTCATCCTGTAGCCGACACAGTTCTATCACCCGACTACCTCAGTAAACTTACACCTGAAGTGAGTTCTGTGATTAAAGCAATATATAGTGGAGGAAAACCAACAAATGGGATTTTAAGTCTTATTGGTAGTTTACTAACGGATACTGTTGCTGAATCATTCAGTAGCATAAAAGTTGATTGGACAACTCCAGACGTTCAAATGTTGCATCGGTTAACGCGCGATGTTTGGAGTTTCAGTGCCGCTAAGAACTACCAAGAAATGCGAGACCTTACACTTGCACTTCGTGATGAAAATGGCAAGTTGCGTGAGTTCGATGCATTCAAAACCGAAGCGCAAAAGGTTTGCGAAAAGTACAATCAAACATGGTTGCGTACCGAGTACGACAGTTCCATTGCTTCAGCGCAAAACGCAGCGCGTTGGGTCGACTTTACCAAAGATGCTAAAGATATTCCATTCCTAGAATATCAAACCGTTGGAGATGCTCAGGTTCGCGCTAGTCATGCTGCACTGGATGGTATAGTTCGTAATAT